GCCGGGGCGGGGCGGCCCCAGTGTTGGCGCCGGTAGCCCCGCTCTTTCCGTAACTGGCCGGGATAGCGGCGGTCTTGGTTTCCGTGGTGGGGACCTCCTTCAAGCTGAGGGAAACCTCCTTGTCAAAGCCGAGTTCGGTGCTCCGCTTGATTTGCATGGAGGTGATGCCCATGTTGTTGAAGGTCCCGCTGGGGGTGATGACCGTGAAGGTGGACTTTTTGAAGTAGAGCTCCTTCAGCATGGCCTCCGTTTCGGAGACGGAACGGACCCTGCCCCGCCACGTCAACGGGGTATCGGTGATGAGCAGGGTCAGGGGGAGCTCTGCGGGCTTCAGGATGATGCTGTCGCTGACGGTGTACCCGGTCTCGATGGGGTATTCCGGGATGTCCGCCGTGTAGGTCTGGGTCTCATTCAGAAGGGCGGCGAACTCGATGCCCGCCACGCTGACGGGCTGGGTGTTTCTTCTGGGCATAGGGGTCACCTCGCATACTGCAAAGCACGGGCCAGCTCGGCGGTGGAGTCATCGGCGGCCTTTTCCATGGCCTCGGAGGACTTCTGCTGCCCGGCCCGGTCGCCCTCGAACTTGTTGTTGATCTCGATGTTCTGGGTCACGCTCTTGCTCACCTGGTTGGAGCCGGTGGCAACGGCGGCGGTTTCCGGGCTCACCACGTTGGCCTTGGTGATGACCGACATATCCCCAGTAAGGGTCTCCAGGGCGCTCTTGACCTTCTCACGGCCGGCGGTGATGCCTTTCGTCATCAGGTCGATCATGTCGGGCATATAGGTATCGAAATCGCTCAGGGGGCCCTCGTCCGGCTTCGAGAAGCCCAGGAAGGACTTAATCTTACCTGCCACTCCAGAAACGGCGTCTACGATGCCGCCTACGGCGCCGGTAATCCCATCAATGATGCCCTGGATGATGTCCTTGCCCCACTGGAGGGCTTGCTCAGGAAGCGATGTAATCCAGTCGATGGCCGCCTGGAAGCCGTTCACAATGGCATCTTTGATACCTGTGACCTTCTCCACCACGGCGTTCCTGATGTTCTCGAAGATGCCGGTGAAGATGCCAACGGCGGTGTCCCAGATAGAGGTGATGATGGTCAGAGCGCCGCTGATGATGCTGGTTATCATCTCCCAGATGGCGGCGGCGAAGTCCTTAATGGCCGTCCACGCCCCCTCCCAGTCGCCAGTAAAGACGCTGGCAAGGAAACTGATGATGGCGGCGATGGCGTCTAAAAACGGCTGTATCAGGGAAATCAGCGTGTTCCAGATGGTACTGAAGATGGTGATGATGGTCTCGCCCCAGGTCTCCCAGAACCGTTGCAGAGCACCGAAGACGGTCTGTGCCATATCCGAGAGGGCGTTCCACAGGACCTCACACAAGGTCTTGATGGCCTCCCAGATACGGGAGAAGGACTCCATGACGGCCTCGCCATTCTCTTCCCACCAGGCGCTCAGAGCGCCGAAGATAGTCTGTGCGGCCTGTTTGATGACACCCCAGGCTGTCAGCAGGAACTCCTTCACGGTGGTCCATGCCTTCAGGATGGTTTGTCGGGCGTTCTCGGCCCCGATGCCGGCTTTGTCGAACAGGGAGCCTATCAGGCTGCTGTCGCCCTTCATGAAGGCGATGAAGTCTTGAATGAGGAGCGCAATCACCGTTACTACGGCAATTATGCCTAAGATTTTCAGCCGGCTTAGGACCAGAGCCTTGTTGATTTTCTGGAGTGTGGTCAGGAAGCCAAGCAGTTTCGGCAGAGCCATGACACCGAAGGCCGTAGCAGCTATGGTGCCAATGAGCCGGAACAGGTTTTGTGTCCCGCCCAGCTTGTCGGCTAGCCACTCCACCCGGGTCTGCACCCGCCGCAGCACGTCCATTCCCAGGGTGAACGCCTTGACCATCGTGGTCCCGATGGCCTCAGAGATGCCCAGGGACTCATCCATATCGGCCACCCAGAGGCCCCACTGATTTCTGATGTTCAGCAGGGCGTCGGAGATTTTGTAGCTGGTCCCGGCAAACGCCGCTTCAATCTCAGCGGCGTTGTCAACGAAGGCCCCCTTCAGGTCTGCAAGGGAAATCTTGCCGTCTGTGACCATATCCTCCAGTTGGTCAGAGGTGGTCCCAAGGCGTTTGTTCAGGAGCGCCACAGCCTCCGGGGACTGCTCCAGGAGCTGGCTCATAGTCTCAGAGTCTACGACGCCCTTTGCGAAGCTCTTGTTGATGGCCTCCATCAATCCGGCGATCTGGTCATTGGTCTTGCCCGCCGTTTTGAAGAGCATGGTGGCAGCATCGTTGAAGGCGATGGCTTCATCCACGGTGCTGAAGAGGTCGCTGTTCTCCTGCACCAGCTTCGAGACGACGTTTGCCGTGTCAGCATAAGAGGCCCTGGTCCGGTTTGCAGACTCCAGGATTTTTTGCTGGATCTCATCCTGGTCGCCTAGGAGCTTAGTGCCCTGGGCAATCTGGTCGTTGGTGGTACGGAACTCCTCCGAAATGGCGTTCAGGTTTACCAGGGAGAAGCCGATGCCGATGGCGCCGAGTATCTGCGTGGCTTTGTTCTTCAGGTTCTGGATGCCCTGCTCGGCCTTCTTCTCGGAGCTCTCGTCGATTTGGTAGCCCAGCGCAATAAACAGCTCACGGAGAGTCAACGGCTACCACCTCCCTCCGCTTTCAGTTCTTCAAGCCGCCCGACCTCCACGTCGTTCTCCATCTGGTAGAGGGCGTAGAGCTTCAGGGCCTCGTCCAGAGTATAGATTTCCTTCAGCTCCGTCATAGAGGCCATGCGGGATTTGATGAGGACATACATCCTCAGCTCCAGCTCCGTGAACTGGGTCAGGTCAAGGGTGCCGTATTTGGTGTAGTCTGGGCTTTCTGGAACAGATCGCCGACCAGCCCAAACCGGGCGGCGAGCTTCTTGAAAAAACCGCTGAAGTTGACCTGGATGACATACCACATCAGCACGAACATATCTTCCACTTCTCCGCAGAAGAGTTCATCCGCCAGGTCCTTGGTCAGCAGCTTCGCCTTTTCGCTCTCCGGGGTCTCCACGGAGATGTTCTGGTGCTCAATCAGGAGCTTCATGCTCAGGCGCTCCAGTTTATCCCCGGAAAGCCCGGAAAAGGCCCCCTGCATAGAGGGGGCCATCTCCGCTACGTCCGTGTCCAGGACCTTCTTGTCCTCGGAGCCGACCGCCTTGACCACCAGGGGAGCGATGGCCGCCAGGATAGGCGTCGCCACGTTTGCGAGGTCGCCGGTCATGTTTGCGGCGGTGAAAGCCGAGAACGGACGGATGTAAAACTTGTTGTCACCGATTTCCTTGACAACAGGGGTCAGACGCTTCATGACTATTTACCTCACTTTCTTACTCATCCAGAGTCGCCGGTCCGGTGTGGATCTCCCACTCACGGGTGCCGGCCGCTTTGCCGAAGCCACGGGTGGAGGGCTTGGGGACCCAGGCTTCATCGGCGCTAAAGAGCATACCGCCCTTCATGTCCTGCACCATGAGCGGTTCGATGGCATCGCCGGTCTGCTGATCCCGGTTATACATCTCCTGGAAGTAGCTATTGCTCTCGCTCATCTGGTCAACGGTTACCTTGACGGAGAAGGTGCGGTCAGGGCTGATAGAGCGGGTAACTTCCCCGTCGGCGCCGACCTTCTTGGTGGTGCCGTCGCCGCTGGGCTCAATGCTCACAAAGCTGTCCTCGGCATAGCCGGTGACGATGTGGGAGCCGAAGGCGATGTTGATTTCCTTCGGGTTGTAGGTCTTAACATTTCCTGCCATGCGTCACACCTCCTCAGTAGGAATAGACCAGGGAGCCGTTGACCTTGACGACATGAATGGCCCCGGCCAGGATAGCGGAAAACTTGCAGTCTTCCAGGGTGCGGGACTTGCGCTGGGTGTCGCTTAGGTCAGCGGCCAAGGGGACCGAGGTGGTGAAGCCAGGGATAAGCTCATCGTCGCTGTTGTACTGGTCTTCGGAGATACCACCCCGGCGGGTCCCTTCCTTCAGGCTGGCGATCATCTGGTTCCGTACCAGACCGATACCCTTGTCGGTGTACGGCACCTTGGGCCGCTTCACCAGCAGGTTCAGGATGCGGAGCTGCATATCGTTCTTCAGCCAGTCACGGAAGCGGATGACGTCAATCCACTCCCCCGCCCGGACCTTGCCGCCCTGCACCAGCCCAGTGTCGCCCACCAGAATGTAGTAGCTGGCCGGGTCCTTGTCGATGGTGTCCATCTCCGTCCCGGTGAACTTGGACGTAGACACGGAGGCTAGGGACTTGTTCACCCAGGTTTCAGACCCGGCCTCATAGGACAGAAAGCGGATCGCCATGGCGACGTGCTTATAGGTGTCACCGGAGCCGGTATCGTCGCCGTAGCAGATGCCAAAGGTCCGGTAGTAAGTGTTCGACACGGGGTTGTCGTTCGGGTCTGCATAGGAATAGCCGAACATCTTCTCCCTTGCCTCCGTCCACTCGGCCATGACTTCCAGGTCATCCTCCGGGATGCCAGCGGCCAGGGCCATATACCACCCATTCTCGCCCTCGGCCCGACTGAGGGTGAGATTGGGCTTCTCCAGGTCGCTTCCGCCGGAGTCCTTCTTCTGGACGGCGATGTAGATTTTGCTGGGCTTGACGGACTGGCTGAAAGCGATGCGGGCGGCAACGCCAACCGGGTCAGCACTGTCGCCCTCAGAAACCCAGCCCATCTCGTTCACCGCCGTGAGGTCAGTGTAGACGCCCACATCGGGGATGGTCACGTCCTCCAGGGGCTTTGCAGGTGCGGGGCCCACAAGGAGAACGTGGTCAAAGCTGGCACCGCTGGACACCACGCTCTGGAGTTCAATGGTGATATTCACAATCCTATCGAGATTGCTGCTCATTCGGTTATCACTCCTTCGTTTCTGTAATTTCGACCTCGGTGAAATAGCCTACCTCTCTCTCGGCGATCTCGGCTGTGCGGCCGCCGCTGTCGGTTTCCGTCCACTCCGGTTCGATATGGGGCGGGAGTACCTTGTCGGGGTTTTCCGGGTCCGGTTTATCCAGCTTGATGCTGGACTCATCCAGGATGCCGCCGTAGCCGACAGAAGCCACGGTGAAGGTCACGTCGAACTCCACCACAGCTCGGTACTCATAGCTTGTATCGTTGATAACGGCCGAAACATCTTGGACGGGCCCCGCCGTCAGGATGGTGAGGTCCTTACGGCTGAACTCGGTGGTCATCAACTTGGACATCATGTAGTTCACATAGTCTGTCAGATCTCCCACGGCGGTGTTTTCCATACCGCCATTGGGGAGCTGGTGGCCGTTCGTGAAGAGCTGGACCTCCAGCTTCATCGAGGCCGTATAGTAGTCGCAGGGCTCCCCCTCGTAGTTCACCTCATTCGGGAAGGTGCCGATCTGGAGTGCCCCGAACTTCAAGGTCACCATGGGCTTCAGTTTCTTGGTCTGCTTCGTGCCCGCCATGGTGACGGTGGCGCTGGAGAAATAGCTGGCCGTGGCATCGTAGATGATGCTGCGGGCATCATTGTAGGTCATCCGCTCACCTCCACTTCCGGCTTGGTTGCGGTGGGCCCAGGCGGGACCTCCGTGAACTCCGACTCATAGTGGGAGAGTATCGTGTGGTCCCAGAGCTGGCAGGACTTACACTCATACCACCGGCCCTGATAATAGAGCCAGTCGCCAGGCTTGCCGGTCTCCTCGTCCGCCGTGGTAAAGGCGGTGCTTCCGATGGCCTTGATGTGCCGGACGGTCCTCTCGCCTTCAGGAAGTGCCTGCAATTCGTCCGAAGACAACGGCTGGACATCTTCCATAGCCACCACAAAATCCTCGTGTGGAGCGCCTGAGACGCCGTTCACGATGGTCTCCTCGCCGAAGCGGCGGACGATGTAATCCTTCTTGAAAAAGCTGAAGAGCATCAGGTTCTCCCCTTCCTGTCAACGACGGTCATGACCGACTGCCTCATGTGGCCGGTGTCAATCAGGGGCTTGTCAGAGCCCTTCTTCTTGATAGTGCTGGGGGCGTTGGGGGAGAACTCCCCCTCCTTGATGGTCTCCTGGACCAGCCCCCTCACAAACACGGAGGTCTTCCTCATAATCTCATCGGCGGTCGTGGTGCCGGAGAACAGGGCTCGGAGCTGTGCCTGGCAGAAGGCGTTTATCTTCTCCCTGTTGTCGTCCATGCTCTTACGGAGGAAGGGACGGCTGGGGGCTGTGGAGGTCCCCAGTTCGTTCCATAGCGCCACATCAAGCAGATCCACGTCGGAGTCTATGATTGCATCCCCATGCCGTTCCTTGGCCGGCGTTCCACTCTGGAAGCCGACGTAGGCAGCCAGCTTATTCAGCTTTTCGAGCTCGGCCATGAGCCGCTGTCCTTCGGGGGTCATGCGGTCGATGGTGGGCATCAGCGTTCACCCCCCGATGTGATGGGCATGACACGGAGCCGCCGCAGGTTCAGGAACTCCAGGCCATAGGGGGTCAGGGCATACCAGCTATCGCTGGCCGTGTTGATGTTCGCCGTATTGAACGAGGCATTTGCACTCCCCTCACCCACACTGGCAAGCGTAAAGCCGGCGGGGGGGCCGCCACGCAAGAATGCGAGCCGATACAACCTCACCTTCATCAATCAGGCTATCACCATTACGGCATCAGTTACCCTGGTT